CCAGTAGGAGCGGTGGCGCTGTTTACCAAACCACCAAAGGAAGAGAAATCAAAGCTACCTTGATAATCTGTTGGCAGCACTACGGCTAATACATCTGTACTGGCATCCCACAAGATGTTTAATTCAAGATTTGTTGTACTAAACCATATTTTATTAATACGAACTCCAGTACAAGCGGTGCCATCCTGGAGAGTCGATAAGCCAGAAACATCTATTGCCATAACCGCACTTTGACCAGTGTCAACGTGCGTGTAAGAAAAAGATTTAACTAGCTTACGCGGACCATCATCAATGACTTTTTCTACAAAAGTATCAGCCATCTAGTTCACTCCTTAATTAACCCTCTCAGTACCATAGATTTATGAATAGCACTTCCAGGGATAGGATCTTTCTTCTGACGCTTTTTAGAAGAAGATTTACTTGCTTTAGCTTTACTTGCTTTAGCTTTTAATGCCATGACTTACCTCTTACGGTTGAGTGCCAAATTGAGTCATACCATCAGTTGTTCTTTGTTGAACAGCCCAAATATAATCACAGTAATGAACATCTGCCGCAGTAGATCCAGATATACCCGCAAAAAATTGAGTCATAGCTACTGTAGGTATGTTAGTAGTTGTCACACCAATTTTATTTCTGTCAACGAACCATTCTACTTGACCAGTTCCCCGTGCGATAAAACCAAGTCTTCTGGAGTTCGTTATTAAAGAACCTGACTCAGCAGCAGCAACCATATCTAATTCTGTATCAAAAGCAGTATCACTTCCGGCAGAATCCACGTTTCCATAAATTCTTCCATCACCCTCAACTACTATAAAACCAATCTGGTTGTTAGCTAAAAACGGCACACCTGTGGCAAGAGACCCATTTTCTGCAAGACCTACAAACAAATCAGAGTCAGCAGGTTTGGACATAGCAACACTGGCTTCAAAGTATATGTTTTTACTAGCTTGTGCCATCCAGATTTCATTGCCTTGAAGACTGCCGCCTGAGTTATCAGTTGAACCATCACCTGCTATTTTTACCCAACCACCTACATGGTCAGCTAACATAGTTACAGTTCCGCTGTTTAAAACAGATTTTGTCCAGTCATCGGTATCATCAATATCGATGCCTGTGAAATCATCATGATAACAAACATAATCGGGGTTAATTCCTACCGGTAGATTCTCGAACCACTTGTTCCCACTACCATTTCCGCTATACATAACGGGACCAGAAAAACGTGTCGTACCCATAGTACGCCTCCTTACAAAGGTTTTTGCCCTAGAGTCTTGTAAGCGTCTGCTGGGTCAGTCGCTAGGGCTAATGTATCCCAGAAAAAATAAGGGGGAGAAGTATCTCCCCCTTTGTCTAATTAAGCACCCGGAGATCCGAAGATACCGCGAGGATCTGACCAGCCGAACGCATAGCGTTCCCTAGCCTTGTACCTTACGTTACCCGTATCGAAATCACCTTCCATCGAGGTTCTTACAGGCGTTCTGTTGAAGCCTTTCAAACCGTTTGGTGCATCAGTGATAATGAACCACGCATCCGTATCTGTGAGGAAGTGGTTGACATGGTAACCATCCGGAAGCATTCCCATGTTCCGCACGGCGTTGATGTCATTGTCCGCTGTCCCCGGACGGAGCGTAGATTCAAGTAAGCGATCAGTTGTGAACTGAAGTTCCTTGGGAATAATCATCTTCATTCCACGAACCGCTATTTTAAGTCCACGTTCGTCAACGAACCCGGCAATATCAATGAGCGCCTGTTCAAGGCTAGTCTCATTAAGATCCGCCGCTGTAGAAAGTTCGTTGCGAAAAGTATTACCACTAACGAGAGTATGTGCTGTTGAACATAGTTCAAGCCCATCCCCGCCTGTGTAAGTACTATCGAACGCATTATTAAGAATCGCGGCCCCTTTAACCTCTTTAGTCTGGCTCATACTACGCGCCAAGGCTTTAGTGTAACGAGAAGCCAGACGATCATAAAGATTGTCCTCTACAGCTTCCTCGGTGATGGAGAATGCCAAAGCAATTGTCTCCATCGTGTACCGAGCCGTGTACACTTCTTGAGCGTCATCGAAGGTTACTGCTGAACCTTCAGATTTAGTAGGTGCCGAACCAAAACCGGACAGCATGACTTCTTCTTCAAAAGCACGGTCAGAGCTTTCCATACTGAAAATCTCTTTGTGCTCCTGAGTGTAGCGATCATACTCAAGTCCGAATAAGGCATTAAGGCCGGGTTCTAACTCTTTTACAAGTTGTGCTCTACTTATAGCCATTTCTCAACCCTCCTATACGCCAGCGGTGTCGGTTGTACCAGCTACAATGGCACCATTGGCGCTATTGAAGTGGTTATTCAACCGGACCAAGACAGCTATTCCAGCCGCCGCGAAGTCTTCACTTGCAGAATCCTCTTCCCAACCGAGAATACGCAAGTTCAACGTCTTAGTGGCGGCTATTGTGCTGACAGCCAAAGTACCCGATGACTGACCAGTAGTTGTACTGCCGCTCGTCCCCGTAGCAAAATCTGCATTTGCAAAAACACCAGCGCGGGCCGTGGCTTTACTAGTCCACGTCGCGTCAGTTGCAATAGAAAAAATCTGCATTGGGTCATCTGCAACAAAGCACCGTATGGGATGGTTACTATCCGCTCCCGATCCGGGCCAATACATGCTCCACGTAGGTTTCCCTGTGGTGCTTGAGACATATCTACAACCTTGGAAAGAGCCAAGAAGACCAACAGAACCACCAGAAGCAGATCCTATAACATCAATATACCCCGTACTAAGGGGGATTACAGGAGTGCCTTGATAGATAGCATTGCTGTTGGCATTGGCAATTTCATAAGTTGTATAGCCGGTAACACCCGTGGAGTTCGAGTTCTGACCCATCTTAGCAACGGGTTTCAGACCCCAAGATCCATTAGTATTTGCCATATCTATAGTTCCTTATAAAGCAAAACGATTAATAAAACAGTCCTATTCCTTTTTAGGACCACCAAATGTAACACGCGATTGACGTTCAGGTTTCTGAATAGCCATCGAATGATGCTGGGTTTCCTTCAGAAGATCATTGTCAACGGCTTTCATCGCATCTTCTCTCATATTTTGAAAATACTCTGTTCGTTCCTCAACAATCTCTACCGGAATACGGGCCAGCAACAATCCACCAACACCAAAAACGCCCTCGTAGCGTCCTGTGTCCACAGTAGGGGCCTCAAAATCAGGATATTCGTCTTTTCTGACCAACTCCCACCCTTCTCTTATACGGGCAGAAATATTTTTTCGGTCATCAAAACCCCTGACTTCTGACCTTATCCACCGGTGAACAAAACCCTCTGGTGGAGGCGGTGCGTCTAATAAAGACGGTGGTGCCCAAGGCTTACGTCGTTCTCCTGTTGCTTGGGTCTTAGAAGCGCGTGGAGCGCGGTCTATTTCAACACTAGCCATATTCTCGTTCTCCATCAACGTTTGTATTTCGCGTACTCATCAAGTGGCACCCCTAACTTAGTAGCTATAGAAACTTCACTCGGGGTGAGTTTTACTGTTTTGCGTCCAGAACTTCTGGAACGGGTAGCAGAGGCTACAGCCTGTTGAGGTCTGCGTCCCTCCGAGACAGAAACTTCTTGAGACCCCCCATTAAACTTATGAGGGAAAGCTTCTTCCATTCTTTTATTAATCTCAGCATAATACTCCGGCGAGCTTGTGTCAAAGGCTTCTTGTTCTACAAGCGTTTTGTGGATACCGAATGCGGCGAACGTCATGGCGTCGTCTTTTCCAAACCATTCGTTTTTTCGAGCCCATTCTTCCGCTTCGGGATCTGGTCTTGATGGTACTTGAGGAGCTTGTTGCGCCTGCTGTGGAGGAGGCTGTTGCTGCATACGATTTTGTTCAGCCTTGGCCGCTCTGACACGTTCCTCTTCAATAGCAAGCTGCGACAGTTTTTTCTGGGCCTCTACCTGTGCCGCAGTGTCACTGGTCGCAATAGCTGTTTCCAGTTCCTTTTCCAGAGAGTCGGTTTGAGAAGCAATACGATCCCCGTATTCATTAACGTACCCGACATCAAGATTCTGAACCCGACCTTTTAGAGCCTGATTTTCAGTCTGCATGTTGCGGGCAAAAGAAATCGCAGCGTCTTGCTGACGTTCCGCTTCTCTTGCTTTACGGGTAAGTTTATCTATCCGTTTCTTAACATTTTTACTGTAGTCTAAATGCTCGTCATCATCGGAGTCTTCTGAAGACGCATCAACCGGTTCAATACTTCGCGGCGTCTCGTCCTTATTAACTTCAACTGTAATAGACTTTCCTTCTGTAGGAACATCTACCATTTCTTCTTCTATTTCAGGCATGGGCTGTCTCCATGTTAGTTATAATGCAGGATATCTTCAGGGTCCTGTACAACGGCTATTACTTCATCATCATTTAATATACGGATCTCGCCGCCGTCTATTTTAAAACGAGCACCCGCATATCTCCCAAAAATAATCCAATCACGCTCCTTGCACCACGGTCCAGAAGGGAATTTAGTTTCGTCCTTATATGCTAGAGGACCAACCTTTAGCACATAACCGCATACAGTAGCTACTGATTCTCTTTCTACTACCTGATCAGGGAGATAAATCCCTGCTTCCGTCTTTCCTTTACCACGGTAAGGTAGAATTAATAAACGCCAACCCGAAGGTGAAGGTAAGCGTTTCATAGAACTGACATCTAACTTCTCAGGATCAAGAACTTTGTCTTCCGGTTTTACATAAGCTTTGTTTATAGAAATAACATTTTTAGGATCTTTTGACATTAGTCCGCCTTTTCTAGGATTTCTCTTAACTCTTGACCTATATAATCTAAAGATTCTATCGATCCAACAAGTTTTTTATATTCTTCCATATCCTTTATAGACCCACCAGCTAACATCTCCACAATTCGGGACCTCCGCTCATCTATGGTTTTTATAAGGTGTTCCGCTAAATGTATACCGTCCACTTTTTATCTCCCAACTACTCTAGGCAATCCTTCTCAAACCCCTGCCAAAAACTAGCCTTTTCTGTAGTATCTTCCCAGTATTCCCCACATATATCCGTATGCCTTTCCTGATGACAGTGCTCACAAAGATGTGCTCTCTCATCCACTTCATACCCCCTAGCCTTATAATCCAGAGTAAAAACCTGATGGAAAACAATCTGTTCTTGTTTTCCCGAAATACCACAATCTTCACAATTTATAATCTGCATGATAATCCTTTCTAGTTTAACTGCCTTTTTTCTATCTGCCACGCTCTGGCCTTGGACATGGCTCTATTCCCGAACCAAAAAGCTACGATAGCTGAAAAAATTGCGGCGGTTTCTGGGTCCCAAGCGGTTTCAATAGCTAACGTCCAATCAAGATTCTGATTGGATATCATTGCA